TTTTGTTTCTATAACAATGTTACCTTTTACAAATATCTTCCTCACAACAACCTTACTCCTTAAAAACAAGACTTCCGATTGCAACTTTTCTATGTCTAATTTTACACCTTCAAATTCTTTCTCTACATTCTCTTTTATACGTCCTTTAATATCAAGAATATTATATCCGAACATAACAGCCAATATCGCCAAAAGGAATGAAAGAATTCCCATAATAAAACCGAGATAATCAAACCCTCCAATTCTAGGATGCTCTTGGCATAGTGCAGTAAAAGCAACAATTATCAATATGATAAGGAATGGATATATTATCCAACGTTCTTTTTTGTTCATTGTATCCAATCTAATATTTCTTATTTACAATATCACATCCGCAACCACATGCTGCTTCACAATCCACAAACCACGCACCTGTTCAATATCAATATCGAAATCATCATGGTTCTCCCGATCTATAGACCGGGCTATCCAAAATCGTTTGGCCAAAGAAGGATCGCTATAACGGCGCAAGATCTTAATATGGCCATGATAATCTCCGGTCTGCTTATCTTCGACAACAATTCCGAATACATTTCCAAACGGGATTTGATTGGGGAACTCTTTCTCAAAACTGAAACGTTTCAAGGCAATCCAACAACCGGATGGATAGGCCGGAGCCATCGAATTACCTGCGACTTGGGCAATTGCTTCACAATCCTTGCAATCAGGTAAATACCAATATCGCTTTACAGCATCTGTGCTACCTAATAACTCAGCCTTTCCTCCTGAGAACTTGAAATCAACCTCTGGCAATAACTTTAATCCTTTCTCCATAGCTTCTTTATATTCTGTTTCGGTATTAATTATCAAGTTAGAATCAGATAATTCCAATTCCTTTTTATTGAAATAATCTATTATAATATTAGCATTCGCCAAAGTCGGTCTTGTATTTCCGTTTCTATAATTTCCTATAGAAGCTTCCGTTATACCCGTATCTTTAGCAATCTTATAATTTGATAGGGATGAATTAGAAATCAACTCTATCGCTTTCTGCATTATGACAAACAAAGATTACATCAGACAATCATCTGAACTTCCACAAGAAGTTAGAATAGCTTGTAATGTCATCTTTCTACATGAATATTACAAGCATATAGAAGAAGACATCAAGTCCTTCAATGAAGGATTACGTCTTGGGCGTATTACCGCAAGGACACTCATAAACGAGCTCAAGCTTGCTCAACAAAATATGAGTATTCCTTCCAGATAGATCATCAAGCAATAAAAACAGCTTATCAATATAATGTTGCTTTATATTCAATGTTTTAGCCAATGTGCATTCAGAATATACATCAATAAGAGAATTTATAGCTAAATCTATAGTATCCTGTTGTTTAACTCGAATACCCATTTCCAAATCAGCAATAAGAATCATTACATAAGAACTAAGATCTTTCTTAATAAGAAAATAATCTCTCAATATGTCAATTATTTTATGCTGTTCGCCAACTATGCCTACAACTGTTTTGGTTTCAAAGTATTCAAAAGACTCTTTCATCTTTAATTCAAAAGCACTCCTTATCCTTTTCTCAACTGTCAAATAACTAACCGCAAAGAATACCGCAAGAGATGCTACCAACAAAGACAAGACACCAACCAATACGCCCATCCAATCCACAGTCATTGGCTCACAGCGCAAAAGCACACATGATACAGAAGTCAAACTGATAATCAGCGATAGTCCTGAGGTAACCAAAGAAATCTTATTTACCATAAATCTTAAACACTCTTAATTACTATAATATTTTAGCATAAAACCACCAATACTAAAATATTAAAGTATATATTTGCACCTGTAATAATTAATACAACATCAAAGGTAAAGAAATTAGAACATATATAATAATGTAAGGAGGCAAAAATGGAAAAATTAAACCTACAAGGTCATGAGACTGGCGCTCGTTCGTTCAGAGAGATCTACTTCTCCATGGACAACACGCCGCCTAAGAAGGCTTTCATCCAAAAGATAGCCACCATTACCAAACGATCTGAATCGGCCGTCAGATGTTGGATAGCGGGAGTCTACCAACCGGACGCATTAGCCCAAGAAGTGATAGAAAGAGAACTTGGCATTCCTGCCAGTGAGTTATTCCCAAAGGAGGATAAGGTATGCGCGCAATAGAATTCTATACCACCCCCTCCGGCGAAGTAACTATCAAAGAGCAGGGACAGCCGGAACGCCAACTGAAAGAGTCCGATACGGATTTCATTCAAAGTTTCCTTGAGATTTTGGAAGAGTTCTATCCGGAGGCTTATGCGGCACTCCGCAAGTATTACGCCCGCTACGACGGGAATAAATGCTACCGGGATTTCTTGGCTGTACGCAGGTTTATCAAATGCAACTTCGGGCTGTACGATAACATGATAGACGTGGATGAGAACTGGAATTTCAAATTCGAGTTTGTCGGTTGTCCGCTGCGTGGGGAATGCGATGGCTTCAAAAAAATCTGTGAACCGAAGTTCAACAGCACACTTTCAGACAGTCAACTTAGGGTGATGGAGCTTTGCTACTATGGCAAGAAAGACGAAGAGATCGCGGAAACGCTTTTCATCTCGTCCCACACCGTAAAGAACCACCGGAAGAACGTTTTCCGGAAACTCTCGATACACTCCATGGCGGAGTTCATGCGATATGCGAACGAAAAGAATCTATTTAAGGGTGAATAATCATGCCAACCGAAAACACCTATCAAAGCATACCTTCTTTACGAAAGATCGAGATCGAATACCTTGCTTGGCAAATCACAAGGATGCAAGCGGGTATCCGGGAATTTATCGGGCAAAAGGAAGCGCACCTCCGTTTCGGGAGGCAGAACGTGGAAAGATGGGTCTCGGAAGGTAGGCTACAACGTTACAAGCGACCGGGCAAAATCGAGTACAGGCTGGAAAACCTGTATAAGTGCGCCCTGAATCCATACGACTATTAAATGAATCATTAACATAGCAAGGCACCTTGGCAAGGCGTTGCAAAAGGAAGTTTACGATACCCATCCAACTCGCTATTTCACGGACGGTAAACCGCATTGCTAATAAATCATTGACGTATGAAAACAGATTACTGGAAACTCGCCCAAGCGGTGAGGTGGGGATTTTACATCCTTTTCGGAACGCTCGCCATACTTGGAATCGTGGCTATTTGCCTAGGA